AAGCAGGCAGAAGATACGTTAAGGAATGGTATCCAGCAGGACTAAGAACACGTATTATGCCTAATGGTTCCATATTAATTATTAATACAAGGTATCATTATGATGATCTCTGTGGATGGTTATTAAAACAACAAGAAAATGTAGGAGATTATGCTGTAACTCCTTGGGATGTTGTACGTATTCCAGCATGGCTTGATGAAGAAGCAGCAAAATTACTAGATCTTCCAGTAGGTTCTAGTTATTTTCCTGAATGGAAGCCAGATAACATATTAAAAGTAGATGAATCAGAAATCAAAGCGTCAAATGGTGCACGATACTGGAATGCTTTGTATATGCAAGATCCCACACCAGATGAAGGGGGATTAATAAAAAAGAAATGGATACGTTGGTGGGAATATGCAGAACCACCTACATGTGATTTTATAATACAAACATATGATACAGCATTCTCTACAAAAACTACAGCAGATTATAGTGTTATTCAGACATGGGGTATATTCTCCATGTATGATCAGGATGAAGAAGGATATGAATCGTATCAATCAAATTTAATTTTATTAGGAAATATAAAAGGAAGATTTGAATATCCAGAATTAAGACGTATGGCTCAATTATTATACCATGAGCATAAACCTGATGTTTGTATGATAGAAAAGAAAGCATCAGGACAATCATTAATACAAGATATGCGTAGATCTGGTGTTCCTGTATTAGAATATTTACCAGATAAAGATAAAGTATCCAGAGTATATGCAGCATCTCCTATGATGGAATCAGGTCGTGTATGGATACCACAAAATAAAAAATGGTCAGAAGACTTATTAGAAGAAATGTTAAGGTTTCCTAATGCTGCACATGATGATCAGGTAGATGCTATGACTATGGCAATACATTATATGAAAGAGTCGTGGCACTTGTCGCATCCTGAAGATCCTGAGTGGGAAGATGAACCTAGAAAGAAAAAGGTTGCATACTGGAGAACTTAGTGGTATAATATATAGTATATAGGGGAAATTCAATAAAATGGCTGATGGTTTACGTTCACTTAAATATGGTATAGGTACAAATGAAGTAGTACCTACAAAACCTATAACTCGTAAAGATTTACAAAACATAGGATTATTTTCAGCACAAATGCTTCCAGGTTCTGATATAGCTAGAGAAACTGGACTATCAAGTATAGAACCTACTATCTCAGAAGATATAAAAAATAAAAGATATATGGATGCATTATTAAAAGCTATTAGTACTGCAGGAGATGTTGGTACAGGCACAGGTGCTATAATGATGGGTACAGGAGCTGGTGCACCTCTAGGAGCAGCAGTAATAGGTGCAAGTCAATTAGCTAAGTTAGCTGCTAAAATGGCTAGTAAAACTAAAGTACCAGAAATAGCAAAAGATTTAAATACTACAGAAGCAATAACTGGATATATTATTGATCCTGCTAAACTTTCTCGAAATCAATTAATAACTAAAATAGAAAATAATAAAGAAATAAAAACTAAAACAAATAACTATTTAGATGAACAAGGATATGGCGATACTATTCCAGTTTATAGAATTATTTCTGTACAAGATAAAACAGTAGGACTTCCAGGAAGAAAAAAAGTAATAAAAAAAGCAGAAATAGGAAAAGAAAATTTAATATCAGGATCACTTACTCCAGAAGCTAATTTAAAAACTATAAAATTTTTTCAAGATAAAGGAGCTACGCAACAACAAATAGTTCGTTATGATGTTCCTAGAGATAAGATTAAACTAACTATGGGTAGTATTAAAGATGATATTACACAAAATGTTAATAAAAAATTAAAACAAAAAGGTTTTGGTCAAGAAAAAATATCTGGTGTTGAAACTATAACTAATCCAAGTAAATCAGCAAAAAATCTTATTGATATGCAAGAAGAAATTATTGCTGATGTTTCTGGATTAAAACAAACTGTTTTAGGAAGCCCACGAGATTTAGTACCTATTGATGTTAATAGAATATTAAGTGGTGAAATAAAAACTTTAAAAGATTTTAAAAATAATCTTCCTTCCAGTTTTAGTTATGCATCACAAGAAGATTGGAACAAATTATATAATAAAAAAATATCTTTAGATGAATTTCGTAAAATTGAAAATGCTAAAACAAAAGAAGCTTTTGATAAAATTATAGATTTTTATGGTATTAAAATAAAGAAAAACCAAGGGGGAATGGTTATGCGTGATCCATATAAAAGAGAAGAAAGGTTTATATAATGGCTAATGGATTACGTTCTTTAAAGTATGGTATAGGTCCAAATGAAGTAGTACCTACAAAACCTATAACTCGTGAAGATTTACTGAACATGGGATTATTAGCAGCAGATATTATATCTCCAGCCCATGATATAAAAGAATATCAACAAGGTGTACAACAAACTATGCAAGGAAACTTATGGGGTATACCACAAGCATTAACAGGTTTATTAGGTATATGGGTTCCAGGATCTAAGTATATAAAACAAGGAACAAGTAATCTTATAAAGCGTGTTATTCCTAAAAAAGAAAAAGACTTATTAAGAGATTTAGATACAGATGACTATCCAACTATTCCTCAAGGACAAGAATTAAAAGTATATCATGGCACAGCTAAAAAATATGATGAAGATATATTTAAAACTCCAGATAATGTTTTATTTGTAACAAGAAATCCTGAAGAAGCAAATTTTCATGTAACACGACATACACTAATGGAAGGATCAGACCAAGGTTCACGAGTATATCCATTACGAATTAAAGAGAATGCTAAGATATTTGATCCTACAAATGATAAACAATTTAATGAACTTATGAAAGATAATGATTTTAAAGAATGGTTAATGAGATCAAATAGATTATTTAATTCTTATAATGTTGATGATGCTGTAGATCAATTAAATCCAAAACAATTTATAGAATCTTTTAGAAAAAATAAATGGTTTGGTAAAGGATCAGGAAGTTATGTAGAAAATGAAGATTTACATCCTATATTAAAAAGACATGGATATGATGGTTTTACAATTAGAGAAGCAGGTAATACAAATATAGGAATGTTTTTAGATACTGAAGGTGGAAGTGATATGTTAAAATATCTACACGAAAAATATAAAGGGGGTATGATCATGCGTGATCCATATAAGAGAGAAGCGAGGTTTATATAATGGCAACAGAAAGAAATCCATTTGATACTATACCAGAAGAAGTATCAAACATAGTGAATTTACCTACACCAGAAGAAGCACCAATAGGACAACCAACATTTGAAATGGATACAGATGGTGGTGTTATTGTTGATCTTGAAGGTACATCACCAGAAATGGGAGCTGAAGAATCTATACAAGAATGGTATGGTAATTTAGTTGATACATTAGAAGAAGAACAATTAGCTAATATAGCAAATGAAGTTATTGATTGTTTTACATCAGATAGAGATTCTCGTCAAGAATGGGAGTCTATGTTTGAAAGAGGATTTGATTTATTAGGATTAAAGATACAAGATTCATCAGAACCATTTGAGGGTGCATGTACAGCAGTACATCCTATGTTAATAGAATCTGCTGTTAAGTTTCAATCAAAAGCTATACAAGAATTATTTCCACCAGCAGGTCCAGTTAAAGCACATATATTAGGTAAGTCTACTCCTGAAAGAGAAGATCAAGCTAATCGTGTACAAGAGTTTATGAACTATCAAACAACAGAACAGATGCCTGAATATTTTGATGAGTTTGAAAGAATGTTGTTTCACCTTCCCTTAATAGGATCAGCATTTAAAAAAGTTTATTATGATGCAACATTAAAAAGACCAGTATCTGAATTTGTTCCTATTGATCAATTCTATGTGTCTTACTATGCATCTAATCTAAAAAAAGCAGATAGATATACACATGTTATATATAGAAGTCCTGTTGATCTTGCTAAAGATATACGATCAGGAATATATAATGATGTAGAATTACCAGATGCAACAAACCCACAACCTACATCATTCTCTTCTAAAATGGATACTATATTAGGATTATCACCTACAGAAAATAATGATCCTCAATATACATTACTTGAACAGCATTGTTATTTAGAAATAGAAGAAGACTATGCTCTTCCTTATATTGTTACAGTTGAAGAGCAATCACAACAAATTTTAAGTATTCGTAGAAACTATAAGAAGAACGATACGAACCAAGAAAAAGTCTCGCACTTTGTACATTATAGATTCGTTCCAGGATTTGGTTTCTATGGATTTGGTCTCATGCACTTTTTAGGAAACTTAACTATGACTGCTACAGCAGCTATGAGAAGTCTAGTGGATGCAGGTCAATTCGCAAACTTACCAGGAGGATTTAAAGCAAAAGGCGTAAGGATTGTTGGTGATAATGAACCAATAAGTCCAGGTGAGTTTAAAGAAGTTGAAGCAACAGGACAAGATTTGAACAAGGCGATTATCTCTCTCCCCTATAAAGAACCTTCCTCAACTCTTTTTCAAATGCTTGGCTTTGTAACTGCAGCAGGACAAAAGTTTGCAGATAGTACAGAACAAATAGTTTCTGATGCTGCATCTTATGGACCTGTTGGAACGACTATGGCATTACTAGAAGCATCAAGTAAGTTCTTCTCTGCTATCCATAAGAGATTACACAAATCTCAAAGAGATGAATTTAAAATACTTGCAAGAATCAATTATGATTACTTACCTTCAGAATATCCATATGAAGTTCCTTTTGCTGAAAAAAGCATTCTTAAACAAGACTTTGATGGAAGAGTGGATGTTATCCCTGTCTCAGATCCTAACATTCCATCAAATGCCCATAGAATGATGATTGCACAAATGGCATTACAAATGGCACAACAATCACCTCCTGGTATGTTTAATCTTGAAGCATTAAATAGAACAATATTAAATTCTGCTAATATGCCTAATTTAGAAGAAGTGCTACCACCTAAAAAAGAACCACAACAAATGGACCCTGTATCTGATATAATGGCTGCAACAAAAGGTATACCTATTGCAGCATTTGCAGGACAAAACCATGATGCTCATATACAAACAAAAATGGCATACTTACAAGATCCACAGAATGGTGCTAATCCTATAATGGCTAGGTTAAAACCAATACTAGAAGCAAATATACAAGAACATTCTGTAATGAAATACCAAGAACAAATGAATGGTATGGCAAGAATGGCAATGGAACAAATGCCACCTGAACAACAAAAAGATCCTAAAGTTGCAGAAGCAGCTATGGCAAGTGCAGCTCAACAAGTATTAAATGCAAATATGGCAGCAGGTCAAGTACAATCACCTGAACAACAAATGGTAGCTTTAGAACAAGCTAAAGTCGAATTAGAAAAACAAAAACTACAACAAACTGCTGCTAAGTATTCTGCAGACTCTGCATTAGATGCACAGAAATTGGAATTAGAGGAAGCTAAATTAATGGTGGAATCTGGTAAAGCTGGTCAAGATTCAATACTGAAAAAGGAAAAAGCTGATCTTGATAGAGCAAGTAAAGAAACTATGAAAGCTCTTGATAATCTAACTAAAACAGCTATTGCTGACCAGAAAGCTGAAATTGATCTAGAAAAAATTCGTATGAATGCTCTAGAGAAAGTTTCATTAATGGAAGATCTAGATGATAGACAACGAAGTTTTAAACTTATGGATGTTATGACAGATCTAATAAAAGAAGAAACAAAAGGAGAAACAAATGCCAATAGGGAATAAAGCATATCCTGTTGATAAAGGTATTACTGATGGTAAACCTATGCATGTACCTAATAAAGATGGTGGATTGTATGGAGATTCTACTAAAATGTCACAAGCTGACTTTGGAAGTAAACCTAAACAAGGTGTGTTAAATCAACGTGAAGATTCTTCTTGGAAGTATCCTTCACCAACTAAAGG